ACGACACGCTGACCCTCTACTACTCCACCGCCAGCGCGGAGCCCGCCCTGCACACGCTGAGCACCAGCGCAGCGAGCGGCTGGGTCGCGGTGGCCAGCGCGGCCAATCCGAGCCTGAACGGCATCCCGCGGCTCGCGATCGGCACCTTCGACACCAGCACCTTCGGCCACACCATCACGATCGACGCCCTGCGGATCACGAAAGGGGTCGCCCTCTATACAGCCGGCTTCACCCCGCCGACAGCAGCCCTCCCTGACGGAATGGGCTACGTCAGCGGCGTCATCCGCGACGACGCGAACGCGCTGTGCGCGCGCACCGTCCGCCTGATCCGCCGCGATACCGGGGCGCTGTTGTCCAGTACGGTCAGCGACGCATCGACCGGCGTGTACAGCCTCCCTGCGCCAACTCTCGACGAAGTTCAGCGCATCGTCTTGGACGACTCGGGCGGCACGCTCTACAACGACATCATCGACCGGGTAATCCCGGCGTAGCATGGCCTACACCCGCCCAACGGCCAGCGCAGCAGACGCCACGTTCCTTGGCGCGGCGACCTACACTCGCCTGGACGCGGCTGCAGCGGATGCCTCATTCCTGAGCTACCCGCAAGCCGTCGTTTCCGCAGCATCGCCTCTTGGTGCTCCTGCTGTTCTGGCCAGCAATTCAATTTCTACGCTGATCGCTGCGCCGTCGATGCTGGGCGCTGCAAAAATACTTGGAGAACAAGTTGTCGGCTGGTCCTTTGCCGCATCTCCGCTGGGCGTTCCATCAGTTTATGGCGCTCTGTCCTGCGCATGGGCGACTGCGCCATCCATGATGGGCGCGCCCGCTGCGCTCGGGAGTTTTCCTGTTGTCGTGATTGCTGCGGCAGCCTCGATGCTGGGCAGCGCCCGCGCGCTTGGCTACCACGACTTCACCGGCCAGATCGGCGCCGCCATCACCCGCTACGTCATGGACTTGACCACGCCCGCCGGCCTGGTGCGCGTGCCGATCAGCTCCTGGCAAGCCACTCTGCGCACGGGCGGGTCCAACTATGTGCAGTGCGTGGTTCCTGCTGTTGCCGAGTGGGTTGCGTCGATCAACGCAGCGACAGCTTTTGAGATCACCCGCACCGCCACGCCAGCGGGGGGGGCGGCTATCGAGTACCAGATGGCATCTGCACCGCTGGAGCAGATCCAGCTCTCGCAGGGTCCCACCAACTACACCGCCGTGTTGTCGGGCTACAGCCCGGCCTTTGCCGAGGATGAGGCGCCGGACGCTGCTTATGACCGCCACCTGGCCGGCGTGCGCAGCGTGAACAGCGGCAGCACCGGCATTCGTGTGCGCTGCGCCATCGACTGGCTGCTGCGCCCGGCCCAGCGCGCCTACCTGCCGGACGGCTCATCCTTCATCGTTGGGTACGTGAACTATTACCAGCCGCAGGGCAACGACAGTTACATGGACGCGGGGGAGTAGGCGTGGGCCGCGCAACCGTTATATCCGGCGGCACCGATGGCCGGTACGTGATCGAGATGGATTACGGCCTGGCGCAGCGTAACGAGCGCGTGACCAAACTGGATGCCCTGCTGGCCGCGCTGGAGATCCGCAAGGCCGCGCAGCAGAGCGAGGTGGATGGCTTTCAGGCCGGGCTTGATTCGTTGCAGGCCCAGGTGACGCCGCTGATCGAGGCGTACCGCGCCGCGCTGGAGATGATCGTGCCCGTGCCTGGCCTGGTCGAAGGCATCCGCAAGAATCTGGAAACCCTGACCGCGCAGATCATCAAGCAGCAGCTCTGGCTGGCCCAGGCCACCAACGCCCTGGCGCACACCGATCTGGAGATCAAGCAGGCCAACCTGGACCGCGCCGCCCTGATGGCGCTGGCCATCACCGAACAGCGCCCGGCCTGGTGTGCAGACCTGACCGAGACCGCCACCGGCACCGTGGCCACGCTGGAAGTGCCAGGCGAGTCGGCGCTGATCCTGATCCAGCCCGGAGCGCCGGAACCTACTTCCACGCATGGCGAGCTAGTTGCACGCGAGGTCCAGACGCCTGAACAGGTATTCTGGAATGCCGCCGTTCTTCCAGGCTGGCAAAAGTTCAAGCCCACGCACCGCTGGGGAACGATCACCGTTCTAAATCAGGCGGCTGATACCTGCACCGTTGAACTAGCCGATGCGCTATCCAGCGCGCAGCGCCTGAACGTCAATCAGGCCGCCACGCTGGCGAATGTGCCTATCCGCTACATGGAATGTCATTCCGCCGTGTTCAATGTCGGCGACCGGGTGATTGTGGAATTCACCGGGCAGGATTGGACGCAGCCGGTGGTGATCGGATTTGTTGACAACCCGCGCGCCTGCGGTGGTGCCGGCCTGTATTGCATTCCTGCCAGCAACACCGCGCCGTATGGCTGGTCTCCGCCGACAACAGACGGAACCGGAGCGCCGATCAATGGAGGAAAGGGCACCGTGGCCGTACTTGGCGACGCGCTGGCGCCTCCCGGCGCGCTGCGCGATGGCACCAACCGCACCGCTGGCACGCTGGCCAGCGTCACGGCGGGCGGCCTGGGCACACGCACATTGCGAGGCGTGCGCGCCGATGCACAGGGTGTCCCGGCCAGCGGGCCTACCGAGATTGGAAACGACAACGATCCGATGTCCTTTTCATCGTTCGGCCGCATGTCGTTCGAATGGGTTTCAAAAACTGGCGCCATCATCGCTACCGCCTTTGACACTTGCCGCGTCAACGGCCGCAACATCGGGCGCCCGGCGCTTGGCACACCGTATCGGGTGTTTGTGCCTGCCACAACAGTAACAGCAGGCACGCCGACAGCGTTCTGCGTCACCGCGCAGGGCAGCACATTTAGGCTCTATTCCAGACCGCTGGCAGGCGATTCGTTGCTCGCGTGGACGTTTGTTGCACAGTACGACGTTGGAACCCTGACGCCGGCACTGGCGGCCGAAGACCTTAGAAGGATCATTACGAACGACGACGGCAGCGTAGTAACGCTGTGGTTTTCCGATGGTGGCCTGATCGGTTACGGATGCATTGACTTTGCGATTCCAGACGGCGCGGTTACGTGGACGCCGGCCGTGATCACGTTTGCATCCAACCTTGATAGCGAAACAGGCGCGTTCACAAACACATTCAGCACGCAGATCAGCGTTGACTATGTGGACAACGCCAAGGCGTTTGCAACGCTGAATGGCACTAAAACCGACGAACGTGTGACAACCGAATTTTCAGAATACGGCCACATTGAGGAAATTGTGACGGCTGACTTTTGGGGCGTCGAAGTGACTGTTTCGCATTTCTTATTCGACCTCGAATCAACACAAGAACCATGGACAGACGGCGACGGCTCAGAACGCCTGCGATCAGATTTGGCTCGCTACGCAAGCATGCAATCGAGACAAATCTATTTCTTCGGCGGTGCAGGTGATCCTATTCTGTTCACGTTCAAACACTACGAACGGACAAAGATTTACAGCGTTCATTGTGATGACAATTATCTGGCCGGGATGTGTTCGCCAGGCGATACAGCATGTTTTGTTGTCGAAGGACGCGACGAGCAATGGACGATTCCGGCCATCAGTTACGGCACCGGAATGATCCACAACGGCGTTGAAACGACGTTTTCAGCTCTTGCGCGCCCGGCCTTTGACGCACGCCGGCAGCTTGAGAATACGTACACATTGCCGGCCAAAGCTGGCGGTTCATTTAGCCGTTTCTATGCGACATGGGCACCAAGTGATTGGAATCGCATTTCACGCTTATCGCCCGGAGGTGGCTACTGGCCAGAGGTATATGGCACGTTCGCCGACGTGGCGCGGAAGTTCGGCACGCTCTTTGTGCCCAGCACGCCGCATCCTTTCCTTGGCGCCGGCTATCACTGGACCGCCACCGGGCTGCAAGACATCAATATCCGATGCTTCAACGGTTTTGCAATCCTGAGCAATCCGCTGGCCATTGAGAACGAACTTGAATTCACCACGTCCGTCGATCCGGGATATTGGCTGAACTGGCCTGTGAGAAATTATCCGATGCCGGCCGATGCGGAGATCGTCATTGATCCGACGCAGTGGCAGACTTGGTGCTCGGACCCGTCAGCGCTTGCGCGCTATGCGCTCGACCTCTCCATGACGCCGGGACCGAACAGACTCAAATACTTGCAGCTAGGATCGCCGTCGTGAGTGCCGCCGCGCGGTCTGGCCAGAGCCTGGCGCGGCGCCAGATCGTGCACAAATTTAAGATTTTGCACAACACACCGGGCACCCTTGCCCCATGGCATTCACCACCACCGACCTCGCGGCCATTGATGCCGCTATCGCCTCGGGCGAGCTGACGGTGCGCACCGCCGACGGCAAACAAGTGACGCTGCGCACCATGGGCGAGCTGCTGCAGGCGCGCCAGGCGATCCGCGCAGAGATTGCGTCCACATCGAGCGCCACGCCGCGCCCCTACCCGCGCCACCAGCTGGCCGACTTCTCGGACTGACCCACCCATGGCCAAACCCAGCAAAGGCGCCAGCGCCACAAACCCGGCGGCGCCTACGCTGGCGGACCGCATCGTCGCGTGGATCTCGCCCGCCGCTGGCGTGAAACGCGCCCACGCGCGCCGCGTGCTGGCCTATTTTGAGGCCGCGGTGCCCAGCCGCCTGCACAAGAACCGCCGCGAGACCGGCAGCGCCAATGACGCGGTGCTGCGTGCCGGTGGCAGCCTGCGCCAGATCGCCCGCCACCTGGAGCAGAACTATGACCTGGCGCTGGGCGTGCTCAACACGCTGGTCAACAACATCGTGGGGCCGACCGGCATCGGCATCGAGCCGCAGCCGCGCCGCGCCGACGGCAGCATCGACGACGCGCTGGCCAAGCAGATCATCGAGCTGTGGAAAGACTGGTGCACCGCCCCGGAGGTGACGCGCCAGCACAACTGGGCCAGCGCCCAGCGCCTGCTGTGCCGCAGCTGGATGCGCGACGGCGAAGTCTTCAGCCAGCTGGTGGCCGGCACCCTGGCCACGCTGGACCACCGCACCAAGGTGCCGTTCAGCATCGAGATGCTGGAAGCCGACATGGTGCCGATGGACCTGAACGCCAGCGCGCCGCTGCAGGTGGTGCAGGGCATCGAGGTGAACGCCTGGGGCGCACCCACCGGCTACCACGTCTACAAGAGCGACCCCAACGCCGCAATGGGCACGATGTACGCCGCCGGGCAGGCCAAACGCATTCCGGCGGCCAACATGCTGCACATCAAGAACGTGCACCGCATCCGCCAGATGCGTGGCGTGAGTGTGTTTGCCAGCGTGCTGGACCGCTTCGACGATTTGAAGGATTACGAGGAAAGCGAGCGCGTGGCCGCCAAGATCGCCGCCAGCATGGCCGCGTTCATCAAAAAGGGCAGCCCGGACGACTACGCCTTGCCAGCCGATGGCGAGGAGGGCCGATCGATGAAGATGCGGCCCGGCATGATCTTTGACGATCTGCGCCCCGGAGAGGAGATCGGCACCATCGACACGAACCGGCCGAACCCCAATCTGGAGACCTACCGCAGCGGCCAGCTCAAGGCCATTGCCGCCGGCGCCGGGCCGACCTTCAGCAGCATCGCCCGCACCTATGACGGCACCTACAGCGCGCAGCGCCAGGAGCTGGTGGAGGGGTATGCCATCTACGGCACGCTGGCCAATGAATTCATCGGGCGCATCGTGCAGCCGGTGTATGAGCAGTTCATCGCCACGGCCATCGCCGCCGGCCTGCTGAAGGTGCCCGCCGGCGTGCGCGCCGACACCCTGGACGACGCCGCCTACATGCCGCCGGCCATGCCATGGATTGATCCGTTGAAAGAAGCGAAAGCCTGGGGCGAGCTGGAAGACCGCTGCTACGTGAGCGGCCCCGAAGTCATCCGGCGCCGTGGCGGCAACCCCGGCGACACGCTGGAGCAGCAAGGCCGATGGCTGCGCGAGAAAGACGCCAGCGGCATCCCCGTGAACGCGGCGAATGTGCCGCAGCCTGGCGCGGCGAGCGCCGACCCGCTCATCAACGGCGATTTCAATACCGGCGCCTGACCGCCACCCAACAACCTGCCCGAGGACACACACCATGGCCAAACTCTGGATCACCGAACTCTCCGCCCTGGCGCAAGGCGCCAACTATCAGGACGCCCCTGTCGGCCAGTTTACTGCGGCCGTCAACCAGACCCCTCTGACACTGGGCGCGAGCCAGCTCAGCGCCGCGTTTGGCGCAACTACAAAGTTCTTGCGCCTGTATGCCGATGGGGCGTGTCATTTCACCGTGGCCACGGGCAGCAGCCATAGCGCCACGGTCAACGACACCCCGCTGCCATCCGGCTCCGTGGAATACATTGGCGTAAAGCCCGGCGACAAACTCGCCGTCATCGCCGCAGCCTAAGCCATGCTGAGCGCATTTCAGACCTTCGGCAAGCTCGGCGCGCTGGCGTCCAGCGTCGCGCGCGCCTGGTCCCCCCTGGCCCTGTGGCCCGACGGCATCGCCACTCCGGGCATGTGG